GCCGAGTCCACGCCCAAGAGAGAGCTTACCGCGCCCTTGTTGTCGCGGTTGGCGTACATCATGGCGTCTTTGACCGACTCGCCCGCATGGTCAGCACTCATGCCGGTTTCTATGAGGTATGAATTCAGGGCCGTCCACTTGCCGTAATCTTCCTCATTGGGGCTGAACTGGGAGACCGAGGACGACACATGCTTCATGGCCGTGATGATCTCGCCCTCGGTGGAGCCCATCTGGTTCCCAAGCACATCGATGGATCCGCCAACTTTCATGGCGAAATCTGTGTAGGACATCTCAGTCTCGCCGAGGGCTGCTCTCTGACGGTTCCAGTTCTCCAGCACTACTGAGCCCATCTTTCCCACAGAGGAGGCTGTCTCGCCCTCTGAGGTCCCCCAGGCCCCTGAGATCATGGTATTAGCTTTGACGAAGTCTTCTATTTCTTGAGTGTACTTCGCATTGTCGACCCCAGCATACTTCTGGCCCACACCTATCGAGCCCGCTGCCTCTGCCATGTCAGCCGCACCCTGTTGGGTGAGGCCCATCTCCATCCTGATGTCCTGGAGATCGCCTTTGAAATTCTCTAGGTCCTGGCCTTCGAGTCCAGTGGTCCTGGAGATGGACGTGCCCCGCTCTTGCCAGGATGAGGCCTGATCGTAGGCCGCATATCCGAGTGCAGCACCACCGAGTGCCACGCCCCCAGCCAGCCCCAGCCCACCCAGGAGTCCTGCATAATTACCAAGCCCTCCCATCGAGCCCGTAAGACTATTGGAGATCTGCGAGGTGAGGCCTGACAGATCAGCAGAGATCGGGATAGTGACCGTCTTGCCAGAGAGGGTGGCAAGCTCGCTCTCGGCTCTGGATATCTCGGCTAGCAGGTCTGAAGAATCCCCTGTGATCTTGCACTCAGCAGTCTTGCCTGCGAGAGTAGACAGCTCGCCCTCTGCTGTGCCAACCTCGCCCAGGAGCTTCGAGATATCTGCATCTATGATGGCTGAAGCTCTCTTGCCCTGGAGGGTTGCGAGCTGACTCTCTGCCCTGGCAATGGCGCCGTCGAGCATGGATGTGTCCACGCCCACGGCCATCTTGTCAGCCTTGAACTGTTTCAGCGCTGCAAGCCGGTTTTCTGCCCTGGAGACCTGGGCATCAAGCTTTGAGAGGTCTGCAGAGATCACTGCAGTCCTGTCCAGCTTTGCACTCCGAGACTTCCCCTCAGCACCCGCTAGCTTCGCTATCAGCTTGCTATCGTCGGCATCTATGGTTGCATAGACGCGCCCGACCTCGATATCAGTCATAATCTGGTTCCTTGTGACCTTTCGCTCGGCACTCTTCCCTCAGTTCTTCCTCTGAAAGCCCAGGCTCACCATCTTCGGGGTAGAAGTCCTCAAAAGATGGAAAGTCTGAGAACATCTTGGATGCAGCTGCTGACTTCCAGGCAATGAACGCCCGGTGGCGGCGGGCTTCATTGTAAGCTTGAACTGTGCAATTGAATTGATATGGTGTTAGGCCCCAGAACTCTCTGGGGCTGAGTTGGATTCTGATGGCTTGGTACTCTGCTCTGTCCCAGGACCAGCCAGTATCATCAGGGTTTTCTCGGCCCGAGTCTTCCTCAGCCGCAGCTTCGCTTTTTCCGCCTCTCTCTCGGCCGCCAGCGTCAGAGCTTCGAGCTGCCGGATTTCTGCGATCTCTTGCGATTCCAAGAGCGACGGCATACGGTTTGGGTCTTGGCCCCAGGCATCACATATCTCCATCTTCAGGAGATACTCCAGCTCCCTGGCGTTGGAGCCGTCGTCCTTAGGCCCTGAGAACCGGGCCGCGAAGAGCGCTTCCACGTCCTTCATGGTGGTCTTGGGTTTATCACCCTCAGACGCCTGCAGACAGGCCAGGACGAAGTTCTGCTGGAGGGTCATCGAGCCTTCCAGTCTCTTCAGGAGTTCTTCAGCCTTGATAGTCCTGAATTGCTTGCTGGGACCATCTATCAGAGTGTGGAAAGTCTGCTCAATCGCCTTGAGGGCAGCATTGGTGCAGGTGATTGTTATTATGTCATTGCCGAATCTAATTGGTGTTGCCATTTCTGTCTCTCCGAGTATAGACTATTAGTGTGAAATTGGTGATTATAAAAATATGAAAAACTTACTCTGACTGAGGAGCCTCTTCAAGCTCGTACTCAAGAAGCTCATCAGTCGTATTCTCAGGAGCGCCCAGGTCCTCGACGAGATCAGGAGAATTGTGATCCTCCTCGGCCTCGCAGGTCTTTCCGCATTTCTTGCAAGTGCACTTCATCCCCTCACCCCAGATGATCATACACCATGCCCTGGAAGTTGAACTCCAGAGTCATGCCTACCAGGTCCTTCAGGCTCTTGATATCTCGGCCCAGCTTCTTGAATGTGATAATACCAGTGCTCCTTGCAAGAGCTGTGCCCTTGTCGTGATAGAAGACTGCCACCAGGTCCTGGCCGATCTGATCTTTCAGGTCAGGATTCACACCACCGCTCAGGTGTGTGTGCGCTTGCGTCCCTGGGATGCCAGCACCGGTGGAACCTACGGCCAGCTTCACTCGAACAAGTGCGCTTGCCGAAGGAGAGGCCCTGATCTTTTCCATGATCTGCAGGGCGGTGGAAGTAGCGACCCCTCCCGCATCCGTGGCATTGTGGACTATGATGTCATTGCCAGACACCACCACACTCAGGGGAGTGTTGTTGCCTGCAGTCTGATATTCCCTGGAGATGAAGTCCCCAAGGGTGCCGAAGAGCCGAGACGTATATACCAGGTCCTTGTTTGAGCCCTGCGATTCAGTGAGCACAGAGTCCACCGAGGTCCAGAAGCCAGAACCCTTGCCTTCAGCCGCGTACTGAGTGGCACAGTAGGTCTCATCAGCTATGAGCACCCCATCCCCGTCGAAGTCCTCATAGCACCTGGTGTCTGCCTGCTCCATGTTCTCAGTGATCTCGTGGCTGTTGAAGCCACCTACCTGGGCGCAGGCGAATTTGTAGTGATCGGCCGTCACAGCCCCTGCTGCTGCGGTTGAGAGCCTGACGGCGCCCGCTGTCCAATCCACTTCGAGGACATTAGCCGCAGGAATGGCTACGCCGCCATCCTTGATTGTAGGCGTGTGCACCTGATCCCAATACGCATTAGTGAGGCTCGCCACCTGATACCAGAGGGTTGTGCCCACCCGACTCATTGCTGAGCCTGTGGCGGAAACAGAGGCAGAGGTTGTCTGCTTGTAGATAGCAGACAAAACGCCCCTAGATTTGGCCATTCAGACCTCAGAGTGTGGACGAGTCAGTGACCGCACCAGACACCTTGCCAGTGATGCTCAGGCCCTGGTAACCTTTGACTCCACCTGAAGACCTCTTGGCCTGGGTGAGGGCGAAGGTGAAGGATGTGCCTATGGCAGTGCCACTGCCTTTGGTCCCGCTCCAGATAGCCACGAGGCTGATGGGTGTGCCTGCCCTCAACTTTGTGAGCAGCCCTGCTTGTACTGCATTGGCAGGATCATACCAGCAGTCAATGCTCTGGTCACCATCAGAGATGGTCGCGCCGTAGAAGGTTGCATCCACGCCGTCATCGGTGGCACTTATGTCTTCCTGTCCCATGTTTTCTGTGAGGTCTGCAGACTTCATCGCAGGGATGAGATCTGAGCCGTCATATAGTTTGCAGCGATGTCCCTTAGTTTTAGCCATTTTTATCTTTCTCCTAAACAGTGATAATTCACAGCATACCGCACACAGTCAGTGCGTTCATTTTCAACATTCACAGGCGGTGACCAGGACGCCCAGCAGGTCCAGGCCCCAATGTCAGTGCCATCGAGGGCATCCAGGATCTCTTCTGCCAGTGCATAGGCCGCGTCCTTGTCGTCTCCCAGAGGTCCTCCTCTAACCTGGATTTGGAACTCAGGGTAATCGATCGGTGCCGAGCCTATTGAATGGTCGGGCTCTTTGCCTCTGACCGAGAATACCGCCACCGCGTTCAGTGGCAGGTCCTCGAAGCCTTCCAAAAAGAGGTCGGCGCCAGGGGTGCCGTAGCCCTGGGCCTGCAGCCAGGCGATCACTTCATTGATCATTTTGTACCGTTCCAGGAGTTGTATGTAGCGGGAACAATCCAATAGCTGGATACATTCTTCCCAACGTAGGCGCCTAAAGGCCCGGCGTATACTGAGGTTTCAGCCTTATAGGAAGGGGTTGAATCCGCCATGCAGTTCGTGCATGGCAGCCAGTCCTCTGCAGTAGCGTTCGTCTTCTTCCAGACGATCAGATCATAGATGCTGGCGTTGATCTCCTCAGTCTTCAGGATGTTTGTGCTTGCATCGGGCTTCCAGGAAGTACCAAATACCTGAGAATTATACCAGAGGTTCCCTTCTCCAAGAAGCTCAGAACTGTGTGTGAGGTTCGAGTCGGTGAGATTGATCAGAGAACTAGCTGAGATCTGAGAACCTCTAGAATACCAAACGCTACTCCTGCTCGGCCCGTCAGCATCCTTGGCTCTCGACCTATAGATACTCAGCTTCTCGAATCCTGGCGCCGCTGTGAGGGAAAAGGCAGTGTCCCTATACTCATTTGTGCCATCCAGAGATACTACAGAGTCGTACTTCGCCGATCCCTGCCCTCCTGCTTGGCTGAGGGTGCCCGCAGTGTCTGAATCCACCCATAGGCCGCCTTCGCCACTGATGTGGACCTCACTGTATGAAGTCGAAGATGCCATCGCCAGGCCCATCAGGGCCAAAGCTATCACTATCGTAAGTAATTTCATTCAACCCCCACTCAAAAACCCTACTTTCTCACTACTCGAATTTTCCCGGCCGCCACCAGATCCGCCATGACCTTGTTTGGCGGGCGCTCAATGATGACCCCCGCCTTCAGCCAGTCAGGATCGCCCTCACCACCATCTTCCAGGCACTCGAACTTCATAGTTCCAGTCTCTCGTTTGTGATGATCCTGAGGGCCACGTTCAGCATTGCGAGGATGTACGCCTGCGCTTCTGGTGGCATCGGATATCCTACCATGCTTTCCACTGTAAGCAATGCAATAGCAGCTACGTTCGCGGCTATTGTTTTCGACTTCCAGATTTTCGTCATCTCATCTCTCTCCTAATTGCTTTCGAAACTTCAGAGTTCACAAGCTCAACATTCGCAAGCGTCGTGTCCCTGAGAGCATGGGCTTTCCTCCCACCCTGGCTCTTAGGGTTCCGAGGGTCCGGGTGCTTCCAGTCATCGAGTTCTTGGGTCCTGGCGTAGGGCGTGGAAAAAGAGATCATCGCCCCCCCGCTGGGCGTGGGCTCGACGTCACCAGAGCCTGCCAGGATGCCCTCGGCGTAGGGTATCACCTTCTGAGTCTTGGAGAGTATCTTCTCAGCCGCCCTGTGAGTGCCAGCAGCCTTGCCCCTAGAAATCACCCCTGAGAGCCTACTTAAATCCCACTGAACCTGTACCAAGCGCATACCTCCGCCAGGGGCTCGCACCTTCAAAATCTACCGGCGCTATCTCAGTGATCACCACATAGTCGCGCCCGCCGTAGGTGAGAGTATCATCTGGTGCGAGCGCCTCCAGGCAGCGTACCTGGGCTTCAGACTGCACTTCTTTCCCTGCTGCGCTCTTCACCAGGCGCCGCTTCTGAGAGAATAGACACTGAAGGGAGGTTGAACTCTGGACGCTTGGGCCGCGGGCGGTTTTGGCGGTAGTCCGCTTCCATGTAGCGCTATGTGGCAGAGGGATAGGTGGTTGGGTCATGTGATCACTCCCGGATGCTGAGGGCAAACCAGATCATGGCGAGAAAAAAAGAGTGGTAGCCCTTACCTCATGTCCTGGACTTCGGTGATCCCCAGTATAGCCAGATAGGCTTCTTCTGATCCGGCCCCAGCGACCGAATTATCCCATTCAGCTTCTGAATATCTAGAGCATGCGGATGGGACCGCCAAGTTTTGGTTAGTCTCGTATATTCTCAACAGCTTTAAGCCAGTTTCCTGGTCTAGCGGATACACTATTCTATATAGTACCATTTCTATTCAACTCCTATGTATATGTGATTGTCCACGCATGTGATGCTAAGTGCTGCAGGTAGTAGATCGCAGCCTTTCCCGTTAGCGCTTTATGTGCTCCGCCCGGATGCCCTGCATCTACAGTCCATGCCCAATCCGAATTACTATTGCCGTTTCCTGGCGTGACTGCTGGATCTGTGGTGGCTGCGCCTGCTGTGCCTCCTGGTGCTGCATTTGTGCCGCCGATCTGGAGCGATGGTGCTGGATAGGTGAAGTGGTTGGCGTCGGCCCAGACAGCATCAGAAGCTGAGAGGAGGACGGTATCGACGTTGCTAGAGGTCCAGCCCATCGAATAGATCCTCAAGTCACGGACGGTGGTGAGGTGGGCGATGGAGGCGGTGGTGATGCTTGTATCGCCAAACAGGTAAGCGATTGTTGTTCCCATCGGGATGTCAGATAGATCTCCAGTGATCAGTATATTACTCGTAATTGCCAAATTCGATATAATACCACGTGGAAGTTGTGATAAGTCGCCTGTCAATGCTGCGCAGTTCCATGCTGAGAAGTTTTGCAACCCCACAGGGAGTTGTGATAAGTCGCCAGTTATTTCATTAGTAGTATTGGACATTGTGACGTTAAGTGTCGTCACTGATCGCGGGACTTGGCCAAAATCCAACTGTAGCAATGGATTTGTGAAGATTTGGAGCGACGATAAGTTCCTGAGTCGCGTTATTCTGTCGATGGTAACTAAATTATCCGCGTCCGCAGTTATCACCGTCACTAATCTCAGCCCACCCTCGACCCATACCAAGCATCTGTGCAATCCCGCACTTGGGACATAGCTGAAAGCGTGTGAGGTCCCGTTGGTAGTTGAGCCGGCTGAATCGTCTGGCAACCATGCAATCCTCGTAGAAATTGAGGTGGTGAAGGTCGGATCGAAAGTATCTGATCCGTTGCCGGTGTACCAGATCTCAAGCTCATGAGAGTCTTTGGCCAGTTTGGGTATCACCCCCCTGGCCACTTGCACTCTCGACATGCTCAATCCCTCAGCACGCCGACCTGGAGGTAGAACTTCTGACCGCTTGCAGGAGTTGGCGTTCCTGAAGGTATGTACGCCTGGAAGTATAGATCAGCAAGAGCAGCATCGCAAGCAAATGGAATGTTCAGGCCTTCGACTGCTGCCCATCTGAAAGAGCCTGCTCCACCTGTCACTGTAGCAAAACTTGGAAACTCTATCATTCCGATGGCTTTTGCCTTATCTGCATACATGCGGTCGAACGGAGAATTATCAGCTATGAATGCCCCTGGTGCCAGCTTATATATCACTAGGTTTATTGGGTTGGTCCAGTCTACCTTATCTGTCTTAAGAACCGCCCGAAGTATTGCGCCACTGCCACCTACTTTCCGGGCTGCTCCTGCCAGTACCTGAGTCGTGATCGAAGGCGCGTTGTCAGCCAGGCAATCCAGTGCTGAATATGCAGTTGTGTTTGCTGGTCGTGTGAACTCAATTTCACAGACATGATAGCCGCCTTCAAGTACCCTCTTGATCTTCGCCGGATCTCCGACAGACCCCGCACCCTCTGCATCTATGTAATATGCTACCCCATCACCATCTAAAACTTTCATTGACATCCTAAATCACCGCCACAAGATAACTAAGATCTTTATCCCAAAGTGCTGCTAGACTGAGGTTAAACTCAGTATTATTATGCTCTTTCATGCATACCGGACAGATGAAAGATACTTCTGATTGAGAGACTACGTTATATCTGGTAGTATGGCCGTTTGCGCAAACATAATCGAACTCACTTATAGGATATCTTTCGAAATTGTCTATCCCACACTTCGGACAATGAAACCGCCCGAAGACCATCAGACCACGCCCGCGTAATTCGAGTTATCTCTCCGCCGAAAGTTCGCATAGTAGATGAGCACGCCCTTTTTCAGCAGAAAGGCAATGGCGCGCTCTTTAGTGAGGCCCGCCGTTGCTGTTGGCTTCATCCTAAAAACCTCACATTTGAGAATGTGCCAACGGCCCCATAGCTGGATAGGGTTTGGGCGCCCCCGGTGATCGGATATGTGAGCCAGGAGTCTTCAGGGACCCTTATAGTGCTGGTAGCGCTGGCTGCCCCACCGATTTCAAGCCTGACGTCGCCGCCCTCTGCCTGACACGCAAAAGCCTTTGCTGCTACTGGCACTGCTATGCTTTGGCTCGCACCGTTGCCTGTGAGGCGAACAGGAGAGCCGACGTCTCGGAGCAGGATCTCTGCGAGCAGTGCTGCAAGTGTGGTCTGCGTTGCCAGGCCTGTGCCATCTATCGAAAGCTCTGTATCAGTCTTCAGCTTCCCGCCATCGATGATAGCTGCGAGCGCCTCGACCGCAGCCTTCACATCTGCGATATCCGCTTGCAGCGTCGCGAGTTCAGCGCCCGACACCTGGAGAACATGGTCTACAGTCCGAAGCTCTTCGAGAGCGCCACCCGCGGTCTTGCCGTAAGCGACTCTCCCCCCTATACGATCGTCATGAATTATTTCGTCAACCATATGAAACCCTCCTGGCCATGTATGGCCTCAGAAGCGCTTTGGCCCTCGCCGAAAGCAAGCCTTGTCCAGCGCTATCTCTGTAGCTTTCAGTGACTCCATCGATAGTCATGCTCTTGAGGCCCTGCTCCTGATTCTTCCTTCTCCAGGAGTCCTTCCAGGTGAGGATTGCTAGGGCTTCCTCACAGCAAGCATCCTTCACAGCCTGAGGGACAATTGGCAGCTCTGTGGCTTCATCCCAGTCGCAGACAACGCCGTCTATGATCCTGGGGAACTCCAGGACCTGGACTAGGCCATCACCATCATAGTCCGTCTGAACGCCGTTCTCGATGTACTTGGGCTCGTATTTGGAGCCTCGAAGCATCTGGCTATCGATCGAGAGAGTGGCGTCCTGGAGAGCGGCGATCTTCTGTGCTGAGGTGGCAGCAGTCCACTCTGTGATGAATGTCAGCCTGGCGAGGTAGGCGGTCGCGGTCTCAACGGTCGCCACATAGCTGTTCGTGACTGGAGTGTCTGGCATGGCCGCCCTAATTCAGAATGGCCCTGGCCGTGATCGCTACATCATGGGTCACGCCTGGCGTGGTGTCGAAGTTCTTAGCAGTGATTTTGAGGTGTGTGAAGCCCTTGATATCGAGAGCGTCCATCAAGAACTCAACTGCGTTGCCAGCGGAGAGCGTAACCGTCTTTGTCGCAAGTGCGGTCGTGAAGTAGCTATCAGCGGTATTCATCTTCCCATAGATGGCTACCACTGCGTTTGCCGCAGAATCCGCCCCGAAAGTGATGGCGCCTCCGACCCGTACTACTGAGTGTATACTCACATCTATGTCCAGTCCGTTCGTGAGATTCTCCTCGTTGGCCGGGTTTGCGGCCTCGATTGTCTGTGCTGTAGCCAGGGTGGCCGAGGTCTTGACGACCTTTGTATCCTTGATCACGATGTCAGTCAGGAGCGCTTTGAGTCTGGCCAGCACGGTATTTGCAGTCGGTGATGCCTGGACCTCACCCACTAAGCCGGCCATCGTATCTTGTTTTGCCTCTGTTGCTGGTGCTGCTATGATCTTTGCTAGAATCGCCGTAAGAAGATTCTTAATATCCGTGAGTACTCCCATATTTACACCCCTATTGAGGCTTCGAATGCAAGTGTTAACAGTTCCATTTGTTCCAACAGTGCGCCAAAGAGGTCCTCCAGGGAGTCCACCGTCAGCTCTCCATCTGCGTTCTGGGCGAGTGCCTTGTGCCCACCTGTTGGGGTCTCGCCGTGTGCGATCGAAGATATCGCCCTGATCCGCTCAACTGCACTAGAATCCAGTTCTGCTGTTGCCATGAATCTCACCAAAAAAGATTAGGCGGAATCGAACCGCCTAGGGCAAAGCATATGCTTCAAGCGTGCCTGCGATGGTCGCGCCTGCGACATCTATGTAGATCTTGCCATCCACCTGCAAATACCTGGCAGTCTCGATCGGTCCAAGCACGACATCTTCAGCACCACCTGTAGCCTCGAACACCAGATCGCCTATACCGGCCCGCCAGGCAGGAGGATTGGCACCAGCTACCACTGTGATTGTGTCGGCAGCGGTCGCTGCCGAGAGCCGGGCAATGAGCAGCATCTTTCCGCCCTTCTCGCCTGCGGCTATTTCGTGATCCGCTGCCTTGTCGATCGCGTCAGGAGCGGCGGCTGTGAATGCGTGGTTAGGCTCCACTAAAGTGATTACACTTCTTACCATTGTTCTTCACCCCCCTCATGTCTTGCTCACTGTGAGCACTCCGAGATACTCAGGCCTGACCACCTTGCAGCCGAAGGTTGAGAGCCCATCGATCCTGTAGCCGAACCTCTTCTCCATCTCTTTGGCCCTCACCTTAGAGATCTGCTCTGCGAAGGTGATGGCCCGAGAGGTTCCGAAGAGGCACTTGTACTTCGCCCCAGCAGTGTTCGGCACGTTGTGGCTCTCTAGGATGTCGAAGCCTGCTATCCTGGTGACAAAGCCATTCCTGACAGCCTCCTGGCCCATGGTCGGAGCTGCTGCCCCTGCAATCTTGAGGTCCTTGGCGATCATGGCTGAGATCCAGGGGGGAACTATCATGTATCTGCCTTCTTTTGGCACCTTGGAGTCGCTCAGCAGAGTTCCACAATCCTCGATCAGATTGTAGATGTTCTGGACATCAGCTACTGTGAGGTTGGGGACCTTGGCAGAAGCGTCAGTACCTAGGCAGTTTGCTACCTTGGCGTCCGTGTAGAGTCCACCCAGAATCTGGTCTATGCCATCCTTGAGCGCATACATGGCCTCCTGCATTCCCTGAGTCTGGATTGCTATTGAGGTCTGACTCTGATCAATGTCATCCACGTAGAAGCTGAAGTACTTCCGGTAGTTGATGACCATCTCCAGCTCTGCTGCTGTGAGGCCCTCAGGGGCGTCCATATCGGCTGTCTCAGGGTAGTTCTTGACCGTGACAGGTCCGACGCCTGTGATCTTGACGCTCTTCTTGTACTGAATTTCTCCAGAGAAGTCCCTGTTTGTCACGCTTAGCTGTCCGTAGACCATCAACTTGCTCAGCTGATGCTCTATTTCTGCGGCCCATACAGTGGGCTTGAATACTTCCACTCCCATGTTTTCACCTACTTCACACGGCCTTCTGCATAGGCCTTCAGAATCTCGTCTCTGTGCTTGCCGTACTCGCCTTTCTTCACCAGGTCGGCGATCTCAGCTTCAGTCCAGTCCTTGGGCGTCCCTGGTGCAGGTGGCGGCGGATGTCCTCCCCCCGATGCCCCTGGCGTCTGTGCTTGGAAAGCTCCGAAGGCCTTCAGGGTCTCGATGTTCTTCTTGATCTCGGCTTCAGTTGCGCCCTGCAGGAGATCGATCAGCTGAGGGATCTTGGCAGGCTCGGCGCCGGCTGCAAGCAACTCTGTAGTCTTGAGGAACTTGACTTCGGCTGCGATCTTCCCCTGCTCAGCTGCTTGTGCCTTCGCTTCAGCGTCCCTTGTGGCCTGCTGCAGCTTCTCAGCATCGGAGAGCCCGGCGTCTTTGAGCTTCTTCAGCTCGGCCTTGACAGCATCGAAGTCTTTGAACTGGTCCTTGATCTGTGATATCTGAGCGTCCAACTCTGCCTGCGTGTATGTCTTCGCTGGCGGTGTCGCAGGAGGTTCTGCCGGTGGTTTCGCTGGTGGTTGCCCATCACCCACTGGCGGCGTTGCTGGAGGTGGGGTTGGAGTCATGCGATACCCCACTCTTCAGAAAGCAGATCCAATTGTGAGGCCAGCCAGGGCACCTTTCCACCTGGATACTTCGGATGATCGGCCGAGAAATTCAGGTAGATATACGGCTCTGTCATCTTCGAATGCTTGTCTGGGCGTCGAAGCTCCAGAAACATCCCTTTCCCATTCCAACTGCGGTTTGCGACCTTCGCACCGCTCTTGAGTGCCCTGAGGGCATCTGAGAAATCCATGATTGAAACTCCGTGAAAAGAATTATTTAGTCTTCAAAATATGCCATGTAAATGTGCGTGCACCTGGGGTGGAAAACTCCGTCCGCCCTGGCCTCTGAAAGACTAGGATATCTGGTATCTCGGCCTGTGAGACTCACGACTCGACCCTTCCAGGCCTTGCAGTGCTCGCAAATGCCACTCCATGAGGTGTCGCTGATCTGCACAAGATCAATGTCATTCTCCAGGAGGCGGTTCGCTGACCCCTGGAGGAAGGTCTCTTTGGTGGCGGTCTTCGCTACCATCTCTGTGTAGTTCGTCATCTCCCAGGCTCGGCCTGAGCGATCCACAAAGCCAGTGATGCCCTTGTCTGCGAGATTGGCCCTGAGGTTCTTTGCCATCTGTTTCCAGGTGTTGACTCCTGTGATGGTGCCCTGGACTTCGTCCAGCTGTGCGGCCCTGTAAATGTCGTCCACCCTTCGTCCAATCACCTGATCGACATCCAGGAGTCGCCCATAGGTGTTGTCTGCGAGCACCTTCATGGCAGTCTGGTGAATATTGCCGAAGCCCACGGCTTCGAGCCCAGCAGCTGCAATATCCTTCTCTGCGACTGCTGAGCCCAGCTTGTACATGGCCGGCAGGGTCTCGGTGCACCAGGTGCTAGCGCCTGCGAGGAGCTGAGATCTGATGATCTTGACATTTGCCAGGGCGCTCTCTAGGTTCCTGGTGCTATTGCCTTTCAGGAGGGCCGCGTTCAGATCCTTCAGGATACGAACTTCAGCATCCGAGTATAGCTGAATGAGCCTCTGAGCTTGGACATCAG